TAGGAATGTTTAAATGATTGTATATACTATCAATAGTATCATTTGTTTCTAAAATTAAATCTTCATATCTAATGAATTTAATAGATTCAAAATATTCTCGTCGAATATCCAAAATTTCTTTTATGCATATTAAATTTTTTCTCAACATACATGCATCAAATGTATTTTGAATTCTGTTTATGTACAAATCCTCTTTATTAAAGTCATAAGGCTGATCGCCAAATAAAGAATCAGACTTATAATCCATCACAGTATTTTTTTCAATTTTTTCAATAGATGAGGCAATTCCTCTAAGATCTCGTATTATAAGTATGATCTTTATTTTCGGATAAATTTTAAATAAAAAATCTAATTGATGTGCCCAAGATCTACACTTATCAATGTAATATGGAGTTTTGGAAATAGTAGATATCCAAGATTCCATACCAGATTTGCAAAAATTTGCAAACATTTCATAAGAAGTATCTGCATCATATTGAGATTCTGTTACATGTTGTGTAAAACTATCTTGAGCATTTAAAACTATGGTACTCAAGATAGAATCTGGAGAGATAGTTATTTCTGGATTCTGATTTAAAAGGTTAACTAAAATCGTAGATCCACTTCTAGGCAATCCACAAACCGGTATAAATTTAGACATTTATTTTTTATAAGAAAAATTCTTTATTTTTTCAAACTTAATTATAGAATCAAACTTATCATGTAGAGATTCTTTATGAGATATAATAAAAATATTTGAGTCCTTTATAACATACCTAATTATTTTTAAAAACTCTTCTGTTCCAAATCCATCAAGAGAAGAATCAAAAATTTCATCTAAAATTAAAAGATTTGTGTTTGTTGAATTTTTAAATTTTGCAACTTCCCTCCAAGAAAAAAGAAGAGCTAGATCGATTCGTTGTTTTTCACCTTCACTAAATGAACTGTAAGAAAAATCTTCATGAATGGGAGACATTACAGTTTCATTAAATTCATCATCCAAAGTAAAATTAATATAAAAATCCATCATCTGCAAATATCTATTGATTTGCTGATTAATTAAAGGAAGATATTTTTTAATAATTTTGGATTTTACTCCACTATCTTTAAGAAGAGAATATGCAAATTCGTTATAAGTAATAAGTTCTTTTTTGGAAGAGAGATCTTCAAAAATTTTATTCAAATTACTTTCAAACTCTTTTAATTTTTCATGTTCAGAATTTCTGTTTTTAAGTTGATTGGTAATTTTTTGAATTTCAGATTCAAAAGATTTGATTTGTTTCTGATACTCTGATATTTTAGTATTGTTTTGAGAAATCCCATGCGTTAAGGATGTAACCTCTTTTGAAAGATTAATGAATTGCTGCTCTCTTTCTTCTTCTTTTTTAATTGCTTGTTCAAGTTCTTTATATCCAGATTGCAATTCTTTAGCACTATCTTGAGCATTCTTAATTCTATTTAATCTAAATTCTTCTTCGATAGATTGTGTGCATGTTGGGCAAACCGTATTTTCACTAAAAAACTTATGCTCATTAGTTATTGTAGATACTTTTTGAGATATCTTACCTTTAAGATTTCCCAATTTTTTAATTTTTTCTGTGGATCCAGAAACTTCTATAAGTTTTTCTTGAAGAGATGATATTTCTTCATTTATGTTTAAGTTATCATTCATCAAATTACCAATATCTTCAGTAAGAGAAAGTATTGATATTTCTTTATTTTGAATATTTTGCTTGCTACGATTTTCAATTTCCTCGATAAAGTTTTTTTGCATTTCAACTTTATCTTTTATTGATTCTTTTTTAAGATCTAATGTACGAATTTCATCTCTCAATGAACGAATTTTTTCTTTGATAATTACGTTCATTGATGAAAATATTTTAATATCTAACAAATCTTCAATTACTTCCCTGCGGCTTGCAGCAGTAAGTTGCATAAAGGGAATAAAATTACTACTTCCCAAAATTACAATTTGTGTAAAAGATTTATAATTCATTTTTAGAACAGATTGTTCTAAAAATTTTTGCTGATCAACAGCAGATGAATTTTGATCAAGAACAGATCCATTTCTGTATATTTCAAAAATATTTGGTTTTATTCCACGACTAACTTTCCATGAAGTATTTCCAATTTTGAATTCTATTTCAACTAAACAATCTTTTTCATTTGTTGAATTAACTAGTTGAGGTTTATTAATCTTCCTAAAAGATTTACCAAACAAAACAAAAGTAAGAGCATCTAAAATAGTGCTCTTACCAGCTCCATTATTTCCAATTATCAAAGTAGTTTTATCTTTATTTAAATCAATTTCAGTAAACTGATTTCCAGTAGACAAAAAGTTTTTCCAACAAATTTTTTCAAAAACTATCATTTTCGTGTGGAGGAATTACAAGGTCATTTTTTGTTATTATAGCATAATTATATTCATGCACATCACATGTATGTAAAAGGAGATCATCATCAACTTCTACAACACTCATTGTTGGATAATTCAACTGTTCCAACATTATAGAAAATCTGGTAGCATCATCTTCTTCTTCAAAAATATAAAGAACTTGTTCGCCATACTCATTCACAACTGAGTATGCTCCTTCGTCTTCTCTACCCTCTAAAGTAAGAATAAACATTAAACTAATTCACACGCTTCTTTATAGACTTCCGAAATAATTTCTTTAATATTAGACTTATTAAGATTAATTTCAGATTCTTCAATATATCTATTCAAGATTGAAAGAGTATCTTCAGATTCAAAGGCTTCAAATTCTTCAGATTCTTGAATTGCAAAATTTTCAACGATTTTAAGTTCTGATATATTTGCAGAATAAAGTTTATCAACGAATTTCTCAAACTTCTTTATATCTGATTTTTTACGAACAATAATTCTTACAATTTTATTTTCATATTCACGAGTATCAAATGTTTGATAATTTGTATCTTCATAATAAATGTTATAGAATAATCGATAAGGATTGTTAATTGGTTCATGAGTTATTGTTTCAGTATCAAAGATATGAAATCCTCTCGTATCACCAACATCATTCCAGAACATCTCATAAGGATTTCCTAGATAGAAGACCGTTCCGTTATCCGATCTAGTGTGATAGTGTCCCGAGTAGACCCTATCGAACTTCTCAAATAGTTTGCTCTCCAGACCGTGCTCCATGACGAGTTGTTTATTAATTCTAAATCCTTGGAGCTCAAGGTGCCCCATCGCACATGAGCAAGTCGTCTTTTCAATAAGTTTAAGAGTTTTTTCTTCATTTTCTTGATTAATCCAAGGTATAAAAAGTACAGGAAGTTGACCCAACATCACTTCAATTGGATCGGAATATACAGTAACATTATCATATTCGCGCAGAAGCAAATCAACTGCGTTCACATGATTCGTATTTTTATAATAGGCAGTATGATTACCAACAATAGTATGGACCTTTATTCCCATTTCATGAAGACGGTCATAATAGTTATTTTTAGCCCATGAAAGAGCAGAGAAATCAATACCTTTACGACTATCAAAAGTATCTCCCATATCTACAACAGTAGTAATCCCATACTCTTCGAGCGTTGGGAAAAATATATTATTATAGAACTTTAGAAAATAATCATGAAAGAGTTTAGAATTCTTTCTTGCCCCAAAGTGCTGATCGGTAATAATAGCGACTTTCATAAATTACCACAAAAAATCTTTACTTATTGATTCAGTTACAAATTTAGTATACCATATTGCTAAAGTATATCTATTACCATTAGTTATTTTAGATACTTGATGTTCATATTTCTTACCATCAAAGTATATCGTCTTACCAACTTGTGGATTTATTGAAAGATTTAAATCATTTAGAATTGTACTTCCACCTTCAAAATCATCATTTAAATATGTTATTGATACTAAAGAAGTATTTTTTCTAGCATCATCAAAATGAGATCCTTGATTTCCACCATTTTCCCATTTAACTATCTGAGCACACTCAACATAAGTTGATGATCCAAAAGTTGGAATACTAGAATTACAAATATATTGTGTGATTCTTTTAGCATTAATAAAATCTTCTTCACTATCATCCTTTAGATGAATAATTTCTAAAGGGGAAGTTTGTCCCCACTTAGATGATAAACTTTCATTTCTATCGAAAATCTCAATAAGTTGAGAGCATATTAGTGAAGAAATATGATCAGGAAAGATTAATATCATTAATCTAGTATCTTAGTTTAGAATGTATTGCATCCTTGATGGAATTATAATCACTGAAGCTTGATCCGTCAACTGTGTTATCGTCAAAGACTTGATCATAGCTAGTTCTCTCAAGAATTTTATTCTTAATCTCCAACTGCTTTTTTTCTTTCTGAATTCTACGAAGAAATGCGTAGTGGATAATTTGAGTAAAGTATGCAAAAGGATTCTGAGATTTCTCTGGATTGAAATTGTGAATATACTGCACACAGTTTTCAATCCCATCGGAAATCATGTCCTCTTTGAACATGTAGTTGACGAAGTTGGGTTTGAATGATAAGTGATTAGCAATCTTCAGAAAACATTCCCCAACGTAACGAGGAATTTGTGGTTTTGGTCTATCGTTGATTTTGGCAATTTCAACATCTTCACGATATTTAATAAGAGCAGCAAGAAATTCTTTATTATTTACATAATGCTCAGATCTTTTCCTCTTGGTCATATTTAAGATGGTCATTAGTATTTCTCATTAATATGTAGATATTATAACATTTCTGGAAATACTTGACAAGGTTACTCAATGTGGATATAATAACCTTTGTCTGGGTTGATAAGGATAAGGCTTAGCTATTTTTATAGAGTTTCTCTAAAAGATTTTTAGCATCATTAATATCTGCGATATAT